GTAAAGTAGCTTTTAGTTGAGTTTACCTGAAAACCTAACTTGCCAAATATCTGAACGATATCATCAACCATCTCGCGGGGCGCGATTATGTCGTCCCCAAAAGCTGTAATATCACGGCGTTTATAGCCATTGACATCACGGATTGATAATACCAACGCGTAGAAGATCAGCGTCTCGAGTTCGAACGTAAAACCGTTACCCATGGAGGAGACCTTTTGTAAAAGTCTCGTATCCCCTTGGATAGCGATATGCGTCGACCGACAAGCTTTGATAGCAAGAAACCAGTCGTCCGGCATAAGCCATTCGATAAGGTTATAAGAATTGCTATCAGAAGCAGCTGAAAGATCGATAGTCGCCAAATCCAGTTCGTATGCCATTTGGGCATACTGGCTGTTTAATTTGGAGCTATCGGGCAATAATAAGCCAATCCGGTTAAGTCTACTTCGGATCATCTCGCCAATACCCTTTTGAAGATACATAGAATGGGTTGGCTCTTTTGCGATACTACGGTCTGTCTTAGCGTCCTTAGGGACGGTAGTGTAAACTGAGCGTGAGCAATGCTCGAACTCAGAAGGGACCAGAGAAACCGGCCCCTCGGCGTTTATACCAATGTTATACAAATAGGCATAATCGTCTTTCACTATCTCATTGAAGAGACTACGGCAGATTAACGGAACCTTGACCGGCAACTCGCCAGCACGAAGGTCTATAGCAGCATCTCTACGTCGCAATGACGCAGTAGCACCGCTCGTCCATGATACAGAGTCTCTCATTTCGTCCAAACGAAATTTACCCAACATGCGCCTGATTTTTCTCGCCGCCACATTTAATATGCGTGCGACGCCGGGATCAACCCGGTCAGGGTTAGCTAGGTAAAAGTTTGTACGAAGACAAGAGGATTCACTACCAATGAAGGCAGTGAGAGCGACATCTTTGAGGTCTATACCAAGATTGAAGCCAGTGTATTTACGTAAGTAATTAACACAGGCGTAGTCATGGCGAAACTTCTCGACATCGCATTCTGTATACCACAGGGGGTCGATGGAAGCAGTGGTGAGAGACTTATACTCACCGTATTTAAACCGCAACCAAAGACCAAGGCTAACAGGACTATCGGCACTTTTACATAAAGCGTAAAAAGCACCCTCGATTGCCTTAAAAGGCAAATCAGTCTTAGCGTTAGAACGCATAAGATATGACCTCTAATGATTAATTGGAAACTCCGTTAGGAGTAAACAGCCTCAAGCTCTGTGATCATAGTTTCAACCACAGAGGAATTAAGGAGGTTTGCAGTGATAGCATGAAGGTTTGATCGGTCCGCTTTTACACATGCGGCCGGAATAACCATCGTGCCCTCCGACATCAGCTCGTAAGCTTTTGTAGGAGGCGGGGTAATTCCTGCATCACTGGTTCCAAGAGTCGCAAGCACCGGGTACCGAACTTTATATTTGATTCGATATACAGTGGTACGACCATCGTTAGTAGGACGAGGCTGAGCAAGGTTAAGGGATACAGTCGGATAACCAACTGGGACCCCCGAGCTTCGCTCTGCGAAGTGCGCTGTGCCATCTGAACCCCTGTTAGTAGGGACGAAAGACAAAGGAACTGGAGTTTCATCTCCATTATTTATGGTAATAGCTGAGAAGCTAGGCATATGTAGTACTCGTTAGGAAGTAAGGTTTATCTGTACACTCTCCGACCCATAATCTGTCCCAGTAACTCCAAGCCAGCGCCGAATTGGCGCAGGGATGGGGTCTCCAAGACAGGTAGTTTGGGTCGAGGTACCTCAGACCAGACCGTCCGTGTGAAAGTGGACGTTCTATCGATGTCATCACCCAAAGTGAACTCATGGACAGTATTACTGCCATGACCCACAGGGTTGAGGTACTGACGGGTCGTATTAGTAATTTGTAACTTACTAGTGTAACCCTTAAGATCAAAGAGTACAGGCGCGTTTTGTGCTGCAATAACGTTTTCAAGGAAACCACCTATATTGTAG